CGTCGAGGCCCTAATGACCGGTATAGCCTGCGCTTTTTCGGTTAACGGCCACACTTACGATGGCGGTTGCGTCAGGAAGCTGTTAAAAGCGGCCAGGTATGGCAAACCTGCGGGCGTAGTATCAGAGGTCTTCTCCAGCTTCACTGGCTTGCCAATCGCTGCAACAACTTCCACAGAGGAGTGCAGCCGTTGGGTGGTCTGTTTAGCAATCGCCAACGCCTGCATCGGCACGCTGGCTGGCGCTAATGAGGACGGCACCCCACTAATCGTGACTAACCCCGACGGGAACAAGATACGCAAGTGGAGCAACATATCTTCGGCTGGACAACTTCTGACCGACTATGTGTCAACTAGACATATGCTAATAAGCAAGCTCGTCGGCGACCAACGTAGTAGAATCAACTATGATATGGCCAACCAGCTGCTACTGCTGGACCCGTTTGATGCCCACCTTGACAGGGTCACAGTAATACCCTTCTTCTGGGTCGAGTGCGCCCCCTTCAGCCACTTACTAGTTGAAGGTGCCGACAATTGGCTCGCGGACATCGGTGGCTTGAACAGGACAGCGTGTGTACCGTTCTTTGATGGCGAGGTGGCGATGAAAACGACTGATGCTGGTTGCATCATAGCACCGGCCATGTTCAAGAAGACGGGGCTAAGAAAAAGGGACCATGCCATGTTCTACTACTGCAACCAACGTTACAACCAGACTAACGGCATGGGTTTTATGGAACTAGTAGAAGGATTGAGTGGAAGGCTGCCCTTTCAAGCAGTTGGCACGAATGTCCTGAACATTGGGTGGTCGGTCATCGATAACCCGGTTCCGTCTCCTTTGGAAATGTTTGAGAAGTTCACCGAAGTTGGTATCGTCTACAGCGGATGTAGAACCAGGCTCCCACTGCCCGGGACGCGCATCGAGATGTCTTTCGCGATTGTTTCCGTGACCACTGGGACAGGTAGAGGGGACATGTCAGGCCGTATCTACAAAACACTGGGCGACAAATTGAAGAGAGCGTTGAGAGCCAGAGATGAGACTCCAGCTGACGATTTCTTCGCCGGTTTCTTTCCGCAGGAGATATCCAGAACCGGCAACGTTGTCCGCGCCTACTCAGAGGGTGAAGTTGAGAGTATAGAAATCGAAACTTTCAGGGTTGAGAACGAGTTTGAAACAATACTCCCAGCAAAGTTAAATTCTTTAGACAGAAACACCAAGGAGGAGGAACACGCCGTTAGAAAGATGAGGGAACGAGAGGCGGCCCTTCAGCAGCGCTCAGCGATGGAGGAAGCTGCAAAAGCTGGCACAGCTAAAGCGAGTGCTGATGAAGTTGAAAAGGATGACGTTTCGGTGGGGACAAATCATGACGAGGACGCCTTAGCCGATTCCGGACCTACTGATGCATCTGAAGAAGATAGGATTGAGATTGCTTGTAAAGACATGATCCGTAGAGATATGGAGGCGAATCAGGCGTCAACCGTTGAACCTTTAGGCCACATTGAAAAGTACAAGGACGGGTGGGATTTAGAGTCTGTCAATTTTAGCGACTTGCTGAGGTCTACGGTGTCCAGGGTAGCTTTCCTCGACACTACTGGCGTCCTCGAAGAGCACGTCAATTACCTGCTGGCCCATGATAGCATCAAGAAGCCCAGAGGTAGCCCGGGGTGGTCTTTTGACGAAACCTTCTATGAGCACCTCAATGAGGTGATTAAGAAACTGGAGCCTTCGGATGTATCCAAGACTCTCGTGGAGATAGGCGATCTATTAGCAAGCGGTCGCGTTAGGGGGGTAGCCGCGTCTACTTTCCCGGTCCTCAAGTGATGTCACTATTAGAGAAAGTAAGAAGTACTCAAGAATATTTCGACCGTCTAGGCATGGACGTTAAACTATGTGATATTGATTGGCTCAGCAGCTTCCATAAAGAAAGAATGCACTTCGGCATACCAGTACAAGTACACGGTTTGGCAAGGAAATTCTTGGAGCTTTTGGGCCGACAAGAAACTAAAACAAAATTTTTAATATTAGATGATGATGACAGAAAAACTTTTCCGCTGAAGCAACACTCAGGCGCTAGAACGAAGGTTAATCTCTTCTTCAGAGATGTCTACTCAGATTTTAAGTCCAGCAGACCAGCTAGGTTCAAGCAATTTGAGAGTGTAGCTGGCTACCTAGTTGGCTGTTACAATGACGAAGCAACGGCTTGGATGTTGTGGTACGCGTTAATACCGGACTGCTTCTTAGGCGCAGCTAACTTGGTGATGTCCAAGTTTAAGGACAGGGCCTGGTTGGGCGAGTTGTCAGACTTCTTGAAGCAGTGCGGCACTAACGGGGAAATAGAGATAGCGGCTTTTCTAGAGCTGAAGGTGCTATTGGGCAGGGGTGCGGCTGAAGTTGATTGGGAGAAGGATCTGCTACCTAGAATCTCGATCATTAGTGGCGTGCAGTATAACGACCCCAACAACACTCTAACCATGGCTATAATATCTGCCCTGCGTAGCGGTCTGGGCACCAAGAAGCTTGAATGCCCAACCCTGGAGGAATACTGGAGGAAGAGGTGGGCTACAACGAAGGCAGGAGCCCATAGCAGAGTAATCGAGAAGGAGTTGTTCGGGCATATATTGACGGAACCCCAAGCCACACGACGGCACTTTGCTGAGGCCTGTGATATTAATGTTCTATTAAAGGCTAGAGCCTGCGTTAGGATAGGCTGTTCGACCAAATTAGAGCCAGGGAAAAGTAGGGCTATATACAATTGCGACACGGTTAGTTACTACCATTTCGACAGAGTCCTTAGGTCGGTGGAGAAAAACTGGTCTTACGATTCACCGATATTGCTAAAGCCGCCACCGCCCGGGGATGAGAGACTCATGACTAAGATATTACAGAATGAGACTTTTTTTAATGGCTGACTACGACAACTTTAACGATTTCCACAGCATCAGGACGATGAAGTTGGTATTCGAGTTGCTTGCATTATGGTTTCAGCCGGGTGAACTGGATTGGTGCATAGCCTCATTCGACGATATGTCAGTGAACATAGGCGGGAAAGAGACCACGTGGTTGGCTACTCTACCCTCCGGGCACAGAGCAACATCCTTTATTAACAGCATAATGAATTACGCTTATATAAAAGCGGAATGTGGCGACCTGGTCAACAAAGTAAACTTGTTCTGTTGCGGCGATGACGTCTTCGCGGGAGGTCCCGTTGATACTGTCGACGAGATCTTCGCACTGCTAATGTCTTCAACTCTTCGGCTGAACGTTCACAAACA